ATATCACCCATTGGTATTCCAGCATCAGATTCCATCCTAGATATTACATTTGCAGCTAAATCTCTACCACTCATACCAGGTCTAAGTTCAGCACCCGCTAATAATAAAAACGGTGGTATTGTTTGTACTGGTTTTTGCATTAAGCTAAATGCACCTAATAATAATTTAAGTACTTGTGATATTGAACTTAACCCAGTTTTCGTTACTGGTCCACTTTTTTTCGTTGGTTTACAATCTGACATAATTATTTAATTTTAACCTCCAACATAATCCAACCCTTGGATTTGTCTTATTATATCTGGTGATATACCTATCAATGTAAGTATTTGTGCAATATAGTTTTTAGCTTTTTCAATAGTATCATCAGCATATTTTTTAGCTAATTTAATAGTAATATGTTTTAAAACTAAAGCTAATAACATTTTAATTACTTGTTCTAAAACAGTTTTAGAAATGTCAACTATTAAATTTTTATTTTTTTTCATAAAATCAATCGGCCCATCATATTCAGATAGTTGACCATATAAAATTTTAAAATTAACTATAAATAATGTCACTAATTTTGGTGATATTACTATGTTTATAATTGATTTCATGAAATTTTTAATCAATTCTAAAATAAAATCTAGTTTAACTGTTGGTACGTTAATTGTTGCTGCGTTTGATGCTTGAGCCTCAGCTAGTGCGTCAATTGCTTTTGCCATAGCTTGAGATTTAGCCACCTCTAAACTAGTAGTACCAGTTGTATTATTTGTTGCTGCACTTAGTGACATATTAATATCCATTAAAGTTGCAATTGGTATCTCAGCTGGTAAGTTACCACATGTTTCTAAAACTCTAATACCCAATTTTCTATTTGATGCTTGGATTTCGATTTTTGTTAACTGTGCATTATCAAATGTAAAATAACTATCATCAATAACATCATTTTCATCAGAATTTAATATACACTCTAAACATTCATTAATCTCAGCTTCTTTTTTTAATTGTTTTTTAGTTTTACCAACTGTAACAGCAATTGTTCCAAATAAATTATCAATAATAGCATTTAGTATTTTACTACCATCAATATTATTTGGGTCACCGAATAGTGTAATACTATCTATAAAATCATTATTAAACTCCGTTAATGTTTTATTATCGTAACTAGCATTTGCAGTTATTTTAACAATGTTATTATTAGTAGTTCCAACTGGACTGAATTTTAAGTCAATAATATCACCCGCACCAGTTGATGAGCCCCAAGGACTTGCTGTACCACCATCGACAGCAAAATCACCTTTATTTTGTTCTATATTTGAGTATAGGAATGTGTTAAAATCAGTACTATTTAAACCTGATTCAAAATCACTATAAATTAAAAAACCAAATGGTGATTTAGGGTCTGATTTAGTTACTTCAAAAAAATCAATATTAGTTAACTTTGAGGTTACACCAGCACCAGTACTTTTTAACCAGGCTGGTATCGATGGATTTACACCACAACTAACATATCCTTTAAGTTGTAACTTTAATACTTTTTTAATTTCAGACTCTATTTCAGGTAATTTTTTACTAAATATATCAACAACATTTAACTTAAGTTCATCATAACCGATTAACGATTGTACCAAATCAATTAAAAAATCAGTAACATTCGTACCATTATTCATACTTGCGAATGAATTGGTTAATTTAAATTTCGGTAAACCTTCAGTGATAACATTCAAAGATGAAATACTACTCATCACTTTAGTCTTTTGGTCGATGATAGACATATTTATTCGTTTTCAATATTGTTATTTGGTCCATTTTTAATCATTTCTCTAACTTTAGAGAAATCATCTAAAGATACTGTACCATTACTTCTATCTTTAATCGCAGTATCCGCATCACCATTGTGCTTAAGGATATCATTTTGTAGTTTAGCAATTTCAAGCTTTATCTTTATAGCTGAATCTTTAATTTTTAAAGCATCAACTTTAGCTTTAGCTAGTTTAGTTAAATCATCGACATCAACTGGGTTTGCTGAACTTACCATTTCATTTATGGTTCTTTGTGCATCATTTATTTGAGCACATGAATCATTGTATGCTTCCTGACATAACCCCTCAAGGCTATCAGTACTATTTATTCTAACTTCTTGTTTTTTCTTTCTAGGCATAATAAATCAAATTGATTATTGTTATATACTATAAATACATAAAAAACGGATTTTTTTATTCAAATCCGTTTTCTAATCCATCTATTTTTAATATAGCGTATATATCTTTGTATCTTTTCATTGATGACCTAATGTCTTTTGTTGATAAATTTGTATAATTTCGCATGGTTTCAAGTACTGAATTTTTATTAAACTTTGAACCACCATTCATAACATCTAATGTTTGTTCCCAATTTTCTAAAATATCAATAAGTGCATAACCCACTTTTACTTCATTTTCGTTCAGTTTTTTCTTGGGTGGTAAGTTTTCATTATTATCAATTTCAACTTTAATCCCATCAGTTAGTTTTATTATGAATTTATCTAAAGTAAAATCTTTATCATCAATCTCATATTGTAAATCTACTCTATCATCTAAATATGATTGACTTAAGTCTTCATATGAATATAATTGTTTAGTATTACCATCGTCTTTTATTAGTAAACCTAGTATATAGTGTTTACAAATTGTCCCATAGTAAGAATAGGCTTTTTTACCAGAATTTATATCAAATTTATCTGCTTTTGTTATCAGGAAGGATAGGGTGTCAGAATGTAAATCTTCAAATGACACCCCTTTTCTATATAATTTATACCTTCTGATTATCGATTCAATCATTTTATTAAATGGTGCTCTTAACCATTCATTGTAGATTGCATTCCTTTCTATTTCATCATTACATCCTAAAAATCTTATAACAGCTGCTTCTTCTTCTGGGCCAAAATATAAGTCATTCGTCCTTTTTCGTCCTCTTTGCTTAGCCATTATACTTATTTTATTCGGTATAGCTTATCTCTCTATCTTGTTCGTGATAAAACTCAGATTTAGCTTTATTTAACCACCAGTTGGCTTCAACTGGATTCATACTAAGTTTATAGCTATGGAATAATGACCCAACTCTTTGGTTAACATGTTTGTACCCAAATCTAGGTATTGTCATTACTTTACATGATTTATATGTCATTCTTAATAAGAATTCATAAATAAATGTTAATTTCATATTTGATTTAAAACCACCATACATTTCGTAAGATTCTTTTTTCATAACGATACCATCAATATTGAAATTTTGGTATGCTAATAATGCATCTTTATCTAGGATACCAAGTTCTTCTGAAAAACTATTAGCCCAAACTGCTTCATTTGTAAATCCGATAAATTGACCGAATTCATCAACGTCAACGATTATTGGCATAAAGATATCAACTTCTGGATATGCATCAACATATGTTTGAACATTTTTGAACCAAATTTTTGAATACTCATCATCGTATTCTAAGATAGAAAACCATTCAGTTTCACAATTAGCAACACCAAAATTAATTTGTGATGCGAAGTCTGTTTTACCATCATTTTCAATAACTTTAACTAAGTCTTTAATTGCTTTATAGTCAAATTTATTAGCAAATGAATTAGCTTCACTACCTTTAGGTGTAACGATTAAAACCTGTGTTGGTTTTACCGTTTGTTCTTCAACGCTTTTAATTGCGTTTTCATATAATTTTTCAGTATCTTCTGAAACCTCATGTAATGGGATAATTACTGTTATATTATTCATAATAAAATATTATTTAGTTGCTGATTCTGCATTAATAGAATCAATTATGTTTTTGAATTCACCAATTCTATTTTGAACTAGGGAACCGTAAACTTCTTCAATTTTAACTTTTTGGTTTTCTTCACTATATACACCTTTAACTTCATCCATACCATCCATTAATTCTTGTGGTACTGAATCTTCCAACCAAACTTTCATATATGTTGAGATTAATTCAGGAATGTTTAATGTTGTATTAGTCCATAAGCCGTTATATTTTAAAAGTGCTTGACCATCTGAATCAATTTCTTCCATCCATTCTGGAACCATATTTGGTATTTTTGCAATTACTGGTGTATTACATTCAATCGCTTCTAATGGGAACGTCCCAAATCCAGCAACATCATCAACCCAAATAGCTAAACAAGATTTTGACAACTCATCAGCAAATTGCGCTTTTGATAAACCTCTTAATTCTTTAAATGTTAACCATTTATAAATTGGGTATTGTAAATAGAATGCTTTTGTGATTTTAGCTACATCACTTTGATTTCTAGCGTGTATAGTAACGATTGGTAATTTTGGTTTATCTGATGGTTTAAATTTGCTAGATATTGCAACTGGAACCACATGTGATTGAATACTTGGGAATAATGATTTTAAATAATCACCTTGTTTTGTTGACGTTGTGATTACATCATTAAATCCAAAGTCAGTCCATCTTCTACCTAATGGTAGCAATTCAAAAATGTATTCATGACTTTGTGAAAATACAATTTTTTTACAAGGTAGTGACCTAACTTCTTTTTGTTGCATTATAGTTGAGAATACCTCTGGGA